CCTCAAGCAAAGATTTCGGCTATAAATATAAATGCTAGCTCAGCAAACTCAGTTCTTGCATTCTCAACTTACAATAGTAGTGGTGTACTGAATGAAGTGATGAGAATGACAGACACACAAAAGGTTGGGATTGGAACTTCTTCTCCGTCAGGTAAGCTAACTTTGTCAAATGGTTCAGCATCTGCACCTTTAACTATTACAGCAAGTAACTCATACATACAGTTAGGTAGTGGAGATTATGGTTCTGGTGGGTTAGGTAAGTTTATGATTGGCTTTGGTTATACTGACACATTAACCAATACACACTCTCCTGCATATATAGGCTTTGAAGAAACATCCACTTCTGGAGACACAAAAGGTGATTTAACATTTTATACAAGAAATGTAGTTACAGATACTGCACCTACAGAACGTCTGCGTATTGATGCGACAGGAAATATGGGACTTGGAATGACACCATCTTCAAGGCTATCAATAAAAGCCAATGGTGATACTTCTACTGTATTGGACATACACGGAAGAAGCTCAGATGACTTTGCAATTATTTCGTTTAAGGAAAATGCCAGTCAAACTGTAAAAGGTCAAATCAAGGTTGACGGCTCTGATAGTATGATATTTAGAACTGGGCCATCAACTGATGCACTCACAATAACCTCTGGCAACACGGCTACTTTTGCTGGTGCAATTACTTCTGGCGGTAATATAAGTATTCCGTCTGGAAATCTATTATACTTAGATGGTACGAGTAACACATACATTTATGAATCAACAGCGGATACAATGTCTTTTGCTACTAATTCTGGTATCAGATTTCAGCTTGATAACAACTCCCGAATCTCACTCTCTAATAATAGTGGTAGCGGTACAAACAATACGCTTTTTGGAAAATTAGCTGGTAATGATATAGCCTCTGGTGGAAATAACAACTCATTTTATGGACACCTTGCTGGAACTGAAATAACCACAGGCGAAAAAAATACAATGCTTGGAGCATTTGCTGGTTATACATCTTTATTGCCTGACAAGTGTGTTTTAGTTGGGTATAATGCTGGTGGTAGTGGTGTAATGACTGCTGCTGCTGATGGCACTGTTGCAGTAGGAATGAACGCTTTAAGCAATTTGACCTCTGGAGCAAATAATTTAGCAATAGGATTTGAAGCTCTTGATGCTTGCAATACTGGAGTTTCAAACATTGCTGTTGGTTCTGGTGCTTTAGGAGCATTGACTGATGCAGTGGCTAATGTTGCAATGGGATTAGGAGCATTAGGAACAAATGTTTCAGGTAATTACAATACAGCTTTTGGACATCAAGCATTACAAACTTTTAATGCTGATGTAGATGCAAATAATGTAGCAGTAGGAATAAACGCTCTTCAAGCATCAAATACAGGAACAAACAATACAGTTGTAGGTGCTTTTTCTGGAGATGCAGTGACTACTCAAAGTAACTTAGTTTTAATTGGTTCAGATGCTGGTGGGGCAATTAGTAATAATGCCGCTGATGGTACAGTAGCTATTGGTAGGTCTGCACTTGCATCATTGACATCTGCGACTAAAAGCACGGCAGTCGGATTTGAGGCGTTAAAGGGTAATACAATTGGTCACGAAAATACAGCATTTGGGTACAATGCCTTAATGACAAATGTAGATGGAGATAGTAATACTGCAATCGGTGGTGACTCATTAAAAATTTATGAACCTGCTGATGGAGTTGGTCAGAATACTGCTTTAGGTTTTCAATCTGGCGATGCTCTTGTAACAGGAAGTGCAAACACTTTAATTGGTTTTCGAGCTGACACAGATGATAATGCTGGAGTAAATCAAACAGTAATTGGTTCTACTGCACAAGGACAAGCAGACAACTCAGTAACACTTGGTAATGCAGATGTAACTGCTGTTTATATGGCACAAGACAGTGGTGCTACAGTTCATTGTGCTGGTATAAAATTTGATGCATCTGGAGAGGTTCTTGGAGATTATGAAGAAGGTACTTATACAGTAACACTAACACCATCTGGAAGTGGCTCTATAACAGTTGATAGCACTTACGATACAGCATCTTATACTAAAATTGGAAGGCAAGTAACAGTCATGGGTCATGTCGATTCATCGGCTATTAGTAGTCCAGAAGGATTTATTAAAGTAAATGTTCCTTTTACGATTGGAGATGGAGCTGAACTGTCACAGAGAGGAAGTGGCTCTGTATTTATATACAATTCGAGTGCCAACATTCAAGATTTTGGTGTTTTTATGGCAGAAGGTGAGGCATTTTTTAGAGTTTATTTGACCACAGGAGCTGGGCTTGGTTCAACATCAGCAAATCAAATAGATGCATCAACAAGCATACAATTTGCAGTAACATACTTTGTATAGTGGATACTATACTGGAACTAACAAGGAGTAAACAATGGCTTTAGAAAAAAAGAAAACATACGATTATGAAGTGCGTGGAGATTATAAATGTATTCAAGAACGCTGTAAAACATCTATCGAAGAAGATGGTAAGGAAATATCGTTTTCATACCATAGAAAGGCATTTATGCCAGATGCAGATGTAAGTGCTGAGTCTGACGAATTAAAGGCAATGGCAAATGCACTATGGACAGATGATATTAAGAAAGCGTATGAAGATAGTAAAAAAGATTAATTAACTAACACAAGGAAACAACATGGCTAAAAAAGAAAAACAACCGCCAGTTATTCTAACTCTTAATGACGTTGAATATGATGTCAATGAGGACTTTAATGACGAGCAAAAGCAGATGTATCTACATTTGAAGAATATCGATGATAAGATAAATAGCAACAACTTCATCCAACAGCAACTCGCTGTAAGTAAGGATGGATTTGTAAGAATGCTAGAAGAGTCATTGGCAAAGTCAGATGATCACTCACCGCATGACCCAGGTGATGAGAACGATTAGATGATTGTTAGATGCGCCCATGATAATGATGTTGTGATCCACTTGAATAACAAACAAGGTATGACTAAAAATTTAAAGCTCAATGATGGTACACTCTTTTCCTTAACCTATCCTAGTAGTAAAAAGTATTTTTTACGCGTAGGTGAGGAGATAATTAAAAGATCAGACAGCTTCAAAACCATTGAAGAAGAGTACATGAAACAATGCAACTCTTTGAAGGATTCAGATAATCATGGGCGCATTGATATTGTAAAACATAAAATTATTGAAAACAAGGTAGTAGATAGATGAATAGTCCTTTAGCAAAACTAGTGGCATGGCAACAGCGCACAGGTCAATTAGATGGTTGGACCGCATATCATCTTGCAGCAGGCGCATTTCTTTGCAAGATATTCCAATGGTGCGGATGGTCTGATTTATGGTGCGTTTTAGGCGTATTGATAGTTGGTATAGCTTGGGAAGTTTTCGAGTGGTATATCGAGAATTACAAGCCTTATGGCACAAAAGAAAGATGGTTGTACAATACGTTATCGGATATATTCGTAGAAACTGCCATAGCATGGTGGATGGTATTATGAAAATTAATTATGAAGTAAGTTATGAACTTAACACGTCTTATGATATTTCTGTTATTTACACTTTCAAGTCTTAGTTGTTCTAGTGGTTGGAGTGTAGCAGGCTGGGAAATTACACCTAGCGATACGAATACTGTATTTATTGAGATAACAGATATAGATTCAGTAAAACATTATTATTATGATAAATTATATCCTAGACAAAATTGGTGCTGGTTGCATAGCCAATTTGAAGATGTAAAGAGAATTGAGAACTAAAGCATTAAACGATGAGTTACAAATACACATCTCAGTCAAGTGGGCAGTGCAAATTGTATTTCTGGTGTTCACCTTAACTGGCGCATGGTATACGTTAAATGCAAATATCAATAATAATAAAAAAGACATAGTACACATTAAAGAAGCGTTAATTGAATTTGAACAAGCACTTGATGAAAGGATAGAGCCACTAGAGAACGAAAGAGAACAAAGGCTTACAGAAATGAATAAGAGTTTGCTAGATAAAGTATTAGGAAAAAATGACTGATGGATTTTATGGCGATATATGGCGAAGCTGGAATGATTGGTGTGGTAGGCGTAATGTTCGTCTATTTAGTTATGTCTCTTTCTAAAAAGTCAGAAGCACAACAACAAGCTCTTGAGCAGTTAAAAGTTGAGAATAGAGGACAGTCAGAGACTCTTGAAAATATGGAAGGTATGATTATTAAATTAATTGGAAGATGGAATCAATCAGATGATAAACTTGATCGCAAGTTTGATGCTATGACCAAGAGTATCAATGATTTAGATAATCAAGTCTCTCGAATTGATGGCAGTTTAAGCAGGATAAATGGAAAACACTAATGCCACACAATGATGATCTATATGCAATGATGGTAAAGCTCGATGAGAGACAAAAAACCATATTTAATATGCTTGCTCGAGTAGAAAAGCATTTAGAAAGACTTAATGGAAAGGTAGCCGATCACGAAACTGCTTTAACCAAGTTACAAACAGTTGGTGCAGTAGCAGTGATCAGTATACCAATAATCGTAAACATAATAATGAGGATCATATAATGGACATAAAATCAATGCTAGTAGAGTTTGCTGAAGCTCAAGCAGATAAAATGCAAGAGCAAGCTATGGGGCATTTAGCTTCTGATGAAATGAGAGACAGTATTGCTACTGCAATCAATAAAAAAATTGATATACCATTCGTATCAGAGGATAAAGAACAGATATTCTTTGAGAAGATGGTAGACGTAGTAACAGACGTACTAGAAGGCGTATTTAAAGGTAAGTAGTGGCAGTACCTGCACGAATTAAAGCAACGATGCGTAGATTAAATCTGCGCGGAGTGAACAAACCAAAACGTACACCTGGACATAAGACCAAGTCACATGTAGTAATGGCATCTAGTGGTGGTAAATACAAAGTGGTGAGGTTTGGTCAGCAAGGAGCAAAGACTGCTGGTAAACCACGCAAAGGTGAGTCAGCGCGCATGAAAGCCAAGCGCAGATCATTTAAAGCGCGTCATGCGAAGAATATAGCAAAAGGCAAAATGAGTGCTGCGTATTGGGCAAATAAGGTGAAATGGTAATGAAGATCAAAGGCATTAGTGTAGCAGGATTAAGCAAACGTCAGGTCAGCGCAATGCGTAGGCACGCAAGACATCACACTGCAAAGCATCTGCGGTCTATGGTGTCTGCAATGCGCAAAGGCGCAACCTTTGGCCAATCACACACCAGTGCGATGAAGAAGGTGGGTAAATGAAGAAAAGACGTAAATCAAGAGTTAACGAAGCAGGTAACTATACAAAGCCTACATTACGTAAAAGAATATTCAATCGTATCAAGTCAGGTAATAAAGGTGGTAGGTCTGGTCAGTGGAGTGCTAGAAAAGCGCAGATGCTGGCTTTAGCCTATAAACGCGCAGGTGGTGGATACAGATAATGGCGTTGAAGAAGTCACAGAAAAGTTTACGAAAGTGGACACAGCAAAAATGGGGTTACGTCACAAAAGGTGATGAGAAGAAGCCACGCAGGAAGCGTGGTCGGTATTTACCTGCTAGTGTCCGCAAAGGATTGAGTAAGTCACAAAAAGCGTATGAGAATAGATTAAAGCGTGCTGCGAATAAGAAAGGTACGCAACGCGCAAAGTATAGTAAACGAACACGAAGCAAAGTAAGGAGCGCATGATGCCATATCACTACGGTAAGAAGAAGAAAGTTAAGAAGAAAAAAAAATCTAAGATGAAGCGTAAGCGCAAATGATTAATCCAGACCAAATAAAAGGACTTATTAAGCGTGTCTTACAGAAGATAGACCTATATTCTTCTGAGGCAGCAGAGTTTATTTATAACATAGGTTTAGTAGAATCTAAATACATTTATTTGGAGCAAATAAAAGGACCAGCTCGTGGCGTGTATCAATGCGAACCATGGGTTGCGGTAGATATTATTGAGAACTATTTACAGTACCGTGAAGACCTTATGAAAGTAGTAGCAAAGGCGTGTTATTTAGATTGGTCTCACTTTACTGCGCCAAAAGAAAAGGACTGGGAGTATATTCTCACTACGAATCTGGCAGCGCAAATAGTTTTTTGCAGATTACATTTACGCAGAATACCGAAGAAGTTGCCAAGGACATTAGAGGACCAAGCGAAACAATGGAAGCAATTTTATAACACAGCAAAAGGTGCTGGCACTCCAGAGAAATATTGTGAGATAGTGCAAAAATATGGATGAAGCAGAGCGAATTGATAATCTTATTCATTTAATGTCTGAGCTAAAGGAATTGGCAAAGAATCTTGAAGACCCACGTCAAGATATTGATATTACGTTAGGCACGATCATTGCGCTTATTATATGCGCTGATGTACCCGATGTAACCATTTTACCTACTAGTAGTAATATAAATGAGATAGCACAAGCATGAGTTACCTAACAGCATTCTGCAATATAACCACTGATCTTCAAGCGATTGTTAGCGACATAGATAAATACGATCGCAAACGGGTACTCATGTCCAGTTGGGCAAGTCCTAGTAGTAATATGTATCGCTTGAGTAACACTGGTTATATTGAAAATTTATATAAAGATGGCGTTGAATTGACCAAGGTTAGTGATACGCCAAACGCAGATAACGAATTCAAATACTCAGAATCTACAGATTCAGTAGATGTATACTTAGCGTCTAGTTCTACTAGCGCATTTAATGCCAGTGTATTTGAAGCAGGTCAAGATTGGGAAGACCTAAAGAATAGAGTGGTCAAAGAACAAGCGGACCACATGCGCAGTTATTTAAATAGACCTATCTATAAACGCGGTAACTCTAACTATCAAGGTGCAAGCGATAGGTCTTATGATTTTATAGTTATACGTAGTAATGCATTGTTAGCCTGCGCTGACCTTGTACGCAGTCAGGATACTGAGAAAGCTACCGAGCTTGAAGAGCAGGTATTAGGTGATGAAGGTATCTTGACCAAGTTGAAGAAACGCGATTATGTTATGTGGAACGAGACATCGTTTCGCAGTGAATCTGGTGTGATCAGAGAAATCAGTGTTAATGGCTCTAGCACTGGATACATAGAAGATATAAAGATGTTCGGACCACCAAGCACCGATTACGATGAGGTTCGTGTAGTTATCAGTACCGCAGGAACCTTTGCACCTGGTACTGCAAGTACAGTGAAGTATGATGTCTTTACGAAAGATGACACTGGCCTGCGTAGACATAAATCAGTGGATGCAGAGGTAATGAATGGAGACTACCAAGCACTAGCATACGGTGCGCTTATAAGATTTCAAGCTGGTATTTTTACGTTAAATGACGAGTGGTCCATAACATTTCAATCCGATGAAGTACAAATGGGAACTGTGCGCAGTGGGCAGATCTATAGATAATGTCATCCTTAAAGGTATAAATGATGGCAATCACTTTTGAGAATGTCATCTTTGATAGAATTATTAATAACATTAATAGTATTATTGCAAATGAATTTGGGATACAAATATTTTATGATGAGCATCAAGGCAATCAGAGTTTTCTTTTACAACCTGTTAGCGATGAAATCATTGACACTCTTTCACATGGACAGATAAGAGAAGTGACTGTCAGCATACAATACGAATTAGATTTAAGTAACAACATAACAAAGAATTCATTTAAACAGGTAATGAGTATAACAGAAAGATTAAAAAGATTGTTGTTCAACAATAATACATATAGCGTCAGTAGTGAAAATCAATTTCGTAATGGCAGCGTAGGTAGCGTTGGGTATGAGCAGGAAGATGACAAGATTAGAAGTATTACTACATTTACATGTCAAACATTGGAGTTAGTATGAAAGTTAAAGCAAACTCAGAATATAAAAAGCTATCAGATGATAAGAATTTTATTTCTCTTGGGCATTTATCAACCCATTTGCGCTTATTAGAAGGTCAAGAAGTAGAAATACATAAAGATAAGTTACCTTTACCAAAGGCGCTATTAAAGGCATTAGAAAGTAAAAACATTAAAAGTGAGGAAAAATAATGGCTAAAAGTTCAATATTTCAAACCAGCCAACAGACAAATGTTATTATAGGTACTGAAGCTACATTTGGCACAAAGGTGGCTGCTGATGCTGCAATAATTCATATGCCAGTTACGAGCTATAGTTTTAGTGAAGTAGCCAATCATACATTGGCAGTTGCTCCATTTAGACAAGGCGCAGGCGGAGCAACGCAATCAACAGAAATGGTAAAGGCGCAACGACATGATAGAATGTATGAAATAACCTTAGAGTTTATGGGTTCAGCTCAAGCTATTAGTCGTGTTTGTAACGCATTGTATGGTGATGCAAGTAATCCTCATGCCTTAATTGGTTCAATGCCTACTACTAGTAATATTAATGGTAGCACAGCAGTACCAGTTACATTGTATTTTGAAAAAGGTAGCGCAAGTGCAGCGAATACTGCATTATCATTTAAAAGCTGTATGTGTACATCATTTACCTTATCTGGAGATATTGGCGGTAATGGTGGTGTTATTATGGGTTCAGCTACATTTGTTACTGGATTTGCTCCAGACAAGGCAAACATTTCTTTTAGTGGAGGTACTGAAACTACCATAACCGCACAAACAAGTTATTTTAATATGCATGATCTTTCTGCAACAACTATAACGCATTCTAGTAGCACTGAAGATTTAGTGTTATTTTCTTTTGAATTAAATATTGCACGATCAGTTAATAGAGTAGGATTTGATACTGCTGCAAATGGATTTGCACCATTAGGATATGTTATTGGTGGATACGAAGTTACTGGCAGTATGGTCGTTAAGCGTGATGCGGAATCTGATGCAGCAATTACCCACGCTGACACCGCTGAACCAGTATGTGCGATTAGTATTTCAGATGGATCATTTCAAATTGAAGCACCAAAAGCAATTATCGACCAAGCATCTATTAATTTCGATGAAGATGGTTTTAAAACTGTTATTCCATTTCGTTGTACTTATGATGCAGCGGCTACATCAAATTCAGTGGTAGATATACATACAGCATAAATTTTAATCACGATTGCACGCCATTTTCATCTTAATAGGATGAACAATGAAAATCAAAACAGATCATGGAACATTTGATGTTCCAGAAATCACATTCAAAGCACGTAGAGAGCTACATCAACTAGAGGTCAAGGCAATCACCAAGGAAGGTGAGATTGATACCGCTAAGTTCTTTGATGTATTGGACTGGATACTAAATTACTCATTTACTGATCCAGAGAAGTCATTAGGCAAGTTTGATGATAATATCATTGACGAAGTATTAATGACCATTTATAATGCTTATAAGGACGTAAACCAAAAAAAGTCTTAATGCACCGCGTTGCGATGTGGATGAGTTTTCGCAATCAACCTAGTCGCAACCTGCATTTCCCATATAAAGCCAAATCTCCAACGCTTAAAAAAACTATCACATATGATGAAGATGAATTATGGAATGAGATATGGCGTATTGTAGATGAGAATAAAGATGGGAAATTTACGCTTGGTGCTGCGTTATATCATTCACTAGTGTTCTGTGCCGACTCAACATACTTTGTAACGCCTGAGACCATATTTACGCTTGAGGAGTACATGGCTATGAAGCGATTCAATCTATCTTTAGCAAATACTATAGATGAAGCAGATTATCACCGTTTAGTCATCTTTTCTGCTATTGATGAAGAATTTAATGCACTCCAACAAGAAGATATAAAGAAACAAAATGGCTGAAAAGAAATTTATAATTGAGGTTCGCACCAAAGGTTTTTCACGAGCTACTAAGGATTTTAAGACCTTAAATACAGATGGAGATAGGTTTGTAAGAACAACAAAGCGCATGCGTCGATCAACAAGGGGCCTAGAAGCAGGACTTGGGTCACTACGTAATCGATTATTAGTGAACTCTTTTGCAATCGCAGCAATTACAAAAAGTTTTCAAATATTCTTTCGTACCGCTATACAGTTTGAAGATGTAAAAACTAGGTTAGTTGGCCTGACTGGCAGTATTGAAGGTGCAGAATTTGCTTTTGATAAATTAAGTAAGGTTGCATCTAACACGCCATTTGCATTAGGTGACGTGGTTAATGCAGGTGCGCAGTTAGAAGCATTTGGGGCAAGCGCAACTAAAACCATTACGCCTATAACAGACCTAGCTGCGTTTATGGGTACTACAGCAACTGAAGCAGCAAATGCTTTTGGTCGTGCCTATGCGGGAGGAGCAGGTGCGGCTGACATATTAAGGGAAAAAGGCGTACTTAATATTGTTAAATCTTTTAAAGGAATTGAAGATTTAAGCAAATTAACATTGCCAGAATTTAGAGAAGCATTGCAAGCTGCGTTAGTAGACCCAACGGTAGGTATTGAAGGCAGTGCAGATAGAATGTCAAAAACATTTTCTGGTGCAATGAGTAATATGGGTGACTCTCTTTCTAGATTGACAGCCGCTATTGCATCAGATTTTTTACCGTTGGTCACAGAAATGGTTCAAGGTGTTACTGCTATATCTGATGCTGGAGTAGACTTTTTTACTGGAGATCAAAGAACAATTGCGGATGTATTTGGACTGGCCGCTTCTAAAAGAGAAATTAGCTCATTCACCACAGAAGACATACCACTACTGAAACAGGAAATTGATTCTTTACAGAAAGAGATAGATAAGCAATTACAAAAAAGAGAAAAGACACCTTTGGTCGATGGTATCATTGGTTCTGGTATTCCAAATATTACAGGAGTAATTGAACCAATAAAAGCGATGCAGAATGAAACAAAAACATTTACCATATTGACAGGTGAAAATGCAGTAGCATTAGATAATAGTGGTACTAAGATATTTAACATGACAGAAGGTATTACGAGTATTTTGCAGCCAGTTCAAGACTTTACTAATGCCATCCAAGAAGACAATCAAGTATTAGCCACATTTGGCGATTCATTAGACGTAAACCAAGGAAGGTTGCAATTATTAAAAGATAGAGTAATAGAACTAGAGACCGAGGAAACTAAACGAACAGAAGGTATAAGAGAGCAAACGCAAGCAGAAATGATAAGAGAGGCAGCAATCGCAGGTCGCATTGCATCGCAAGAAAGAGAAAAAGAATTAACGACTGGTTTTATAAAGTTATTTGCTCAAACAGAAGAAGGTCAAAGAAAGAATATCCAAGCAACGATTGATATGGTTGAAGCAAATCGTG